TAATTCGTTTCATCATTGTGATGCAATGTGATGCAAAAGTATGCAGTTTGCATCATTACGCATCACCCTGTGGAAAACAAGTTTTATTTACATATGAATATATGATCTTGACATGATCATATGTGTTAGAGATATTTAAATTATGAAAGTAAATCAAAAAGATCTGTCTGACCTTTTTAAGGAACATCAACAAGATGTACAGACAATAGAAGGTGGCTTTAGATCCAAATATATGACATGGGCTAAAGTTGCTTCAATTATGAACAAAGAATGTCCTGGTTGGTCGCATCATTGCAGAATGAATCCATCAGATGGTCATCCATTATTTGATGCACCAGATGGTTCTATGTATTTTGTTTTTTATTTTAAAGATCCAGAAAACAATGAATATGGTGATTTTATTTATCCATTAATGTCGAAAAACAAACAGAATGCTTTAAAAAGAAATCAGATACACGCAAGAATTATATCTGATCATCAACGTAGAGGTTATGTTGCTCATTGTTGTCATCAGTTCGGATTGTTCCATCAGTTATGGAGCAAAGAAGAAATAGAAGACAACGAACCGCATCTAAAAGTTGTCAAACATGAGGAACCTGTTTTACATAACGCATATAGAACAGAAAACATTCCTAAACCAGAACCTATCAAGAAAAATCAGTACAGCAGAGAAGAGCTTGTCAGCATGATTATGAATGAACTGAACCTTAAAATGAAAGATGACGAACAGAAAAGGTTATGGGTACTGTCAAAAGCTAATCAGTACAAAATTCAAGGCGAAGGATCTAAGTTACAACAAATGACAGTTTTGCAACTGCGAAGCTGTTTGCAGGAGTTAGAAAATGGAAAATTCTAAAGAGTTTCCAAAAATTCGTATTAATGCACTTATTGATCGAAAAGCATATAAAAAAATGCAACAAGAAGTGCAGAAAAGATACATTTCTGACAAAAAAGTAACTATGTCCTCGTTAACAAACGAGATTATCCTCGCCCACTATCACATTCTTTAATTATGGAAAACAAGTATCAAAGCGTTTTTAAAGCAAACTTCAGCTTATTTAAAAATGAAAAACCTGATCATTTAGGAACTATGGAACTATTACTGCAAGATGCTATAGGATTAGCAGAATGGATTACAAGTCAAGAAGGAGAACAAAACTATCGTGGCGATATGGTTGTAAAAATCCCTATAAAAGGCTGGAACAAAGAAACAAAATCAGGTAAACCTTGGATTAGTGGAATCATGTCTGTAGATAAACCAGTAGAAGGAGATAAAAGTGAATATCCGTTTTGATTGGCGTTTATTTTTATATAAATTACTGACAACAAAACAACAGCAAGCTATAGAAAAGCTGAAAACAAGACGTTTTGACCCTAATTAACTTTGTAATTTAGCTAATTCACGCCTTAGTCTTTCATTGTCTAAGGCTAAAATAGCTGTTAGTTCATAAGGATCAGAACAAGTACGAACTTCTTGTCGTAGCTCTTGCAAACGAGTTTTTTTGGATTGCTTCATAGCATCCTCCAATACCTTTGCATTTATATTTTAACAAATTATTATATTTTTTTGTTGACCTTGTTATTTATAGCAGTCAGTAGCTTATTAAGTCTAATAACAATAAACAAAGCTATTGATATAAAAAAGTTTTTTATTATTCTACGCAACACCCACCAGTGTATTATTTTTGCCTGTTCTGTTTTTGCAATTGTTACATGAGCTTCTGCTAGTTCTTGAAGAGTTGCTGCAAGAATTGCATCTCTTTTTGCATTGTTACGCAACAGACTAATGCAATACCTTTTTACATAATCTATGTCAGGGTTGTCTTCTATCTCTCTACAACGCATTTCTGTAGATAGTTGTAGTTCTATAGGAGGCTCTTCTGCAAAAATTACAAATTTGTCTTTCATAAGTTTCTACCAGGAAACAACTGATGCTCTAGAAAATCAACAGCCTGATCATCTAGCTCGTTTGATGTTTGCTTACAAATAGAACGTAGTAGATCTACTATAAGTTGCTTTACTGCTGATGATGAAAAGAACTTAAGTAGTATTGGTTTTAATAGTTTTAACATAGATAGTTATGTGTTACTTCCCAAACATAACAGTATTTGCTAAGTTTGGCATATAGCTGCCTAATAAAGCAATGGTCATCTGCTTTCTCCTCACACTAAGGCAGTTTTCTTAATATGGAAGAACAAGAAGATAAAGAAGGTAATAGTCTGATTGCTAATGTGGTTCAGATGATTATACTTTTTTGGAGTTTGGGGGTAATTTCTTGGTCATACTTTAACCCTAACCCTACTCGTCAAATTGATACCACCTTCGCGGCTGGATTGCTAAGTGCTGTAACTGCTCAGTACGGCCTGAACATCAAGAAAAATGGTGACAAAAAAAAAGTAAATGGTAATGTTAAGATAGTTGACAATAAAGATTCTAAAGTAGGTATCAAATGAAAAAACTACTTCCATTTTTATTTTTAATGTCAGCACCAACTTATGCTGATATAAAACAAGAATTTGTAACCTCTGCACAGATTACTGTAGATATGCCTTATGTTGTTACTAATAAAGTAGGTACCACATATAGTCTTAGCGGAAATAATATTACACCATCTGTAACTGTAGGTGATACCACAACAGCAGGTAAGATTGGTGGCATAAATGTTGGTAGTCTTACTAATGGCGTTCCAGCAATGATACAAACAGACACTACAGTAACAACATCGGGATCTGCCTTCAGCAAAACAGAATCCGTAATAATGGGAGATGCTACACCATCTGCTGTGACTCCTAGTTCGGGCATTGCAGCATTACCAGTATTAGGTGGACAAACTACTATTGGATCAGGCGGTACGGCTGGATCGCTTGCTTTAACGTCATTGAGTTCTGGCATTCATACCTGTACCGCAGGTGGATCGGGTACAAGTTGTATAGGATCTACTAAAGTAACGATCACCATTGACTAAGCTTTGGTTATTAGTTTTATTACTATTACCTGCAAGAACAATTGCAGTTCCTATTGTGCCACAATTTCGTAGTGGAAGTTCCAGTACATCAAGCACAACTGAATCAGTTATAAATGAAACTATTACAAGCCATCAATACAGAACAGGATATAGCTACTCTGCATCAGGACATAATATTGAAAGTGCTGATACAAATAAATACATTAACCCTACAGCTACAAAACTCACAGAACAAACAGTTGGAGGCGTAAATTTTAGTTGGACTTCACCAAACTTAGAGGCAGTACCAAGATGGACAATCGTAAATCCAGGAGGTGCATTTTCTTTACAAGAAACATTAATTACACCTGGGTTAGACACAGTAACTACAATAACAAGAACAATAAATACAAGCACTACAACAGAAACTACAACTACCTTTGGGCAATAATATTAGTTTTTTGTCCTACAAAAGTTTTTGCCAATACTACAGTTGCAAGTCCTAGCAGTAATGCACAAGGTGTTGTGAATAACAATGCAACGATGATTACACCATCTGCAATGCCATCTTACAAAATGAGTCAAGGCATTGTCTGTGCTTCTCCTAGCCTGACTATTACCCCTTATGTAACAGATGCACATTCGTTTTCACTACCTAGAGAAACTGTTACTAGACAAAATATATATGACGAAAATACAGGTGAAATAAAATATGTACAAGAAACTCCTAGATTTGAGAAAGAAAACTTTAATTTAAATTATGGTATATCTGCACAAATAAACATACCGCTTGGTAAATCACCAGCACTTTGCCATGAAGCAACACTAGTAAATATAGAAGCACAAAAACTATTAATAAAGAAAACGAAAATGGAAATTAGTCTTTTTCGTCTAGAGCAATGTGCAAAACAAGCAAAATTAGGTGTTACCTTTAAACCTAATACTCCTAGTGCTGTTACTTGTGAAGATATTGTTGTTACTATCCCACCAAACCAAGTTATACCGCACAAACATAAAATAGAGCAGTAGACAAGCTACAGGAAACTTGCCTACCTAGACGCCCTATCCATTGCCTTGTCGAATAGGGTATATTAATTTTACTTTTCTTTTTTCTTTTTTGTAAACTTATTTATAACTTGTTTTACAAGTGGTTTTATAACATTAAGTAATAGTGGAGTAGAGGCAGCGACAGTAGCAATAACAACTGTATTAACAACAGCACTAGTAGTTGGGATGTATTGATCGATAAACGAAACGTCTTCATAAATAACAATACATTCAATACCATCTTCTCCCCTCTTATAACCCTTAACTCTTTCTGTACGCAACTCTGATGTAAACTCTCCTACCCTTCTGTCATTTTTACCAGGACAATCAGGTATTACAATCTCATCTTCCTTTTTTTCTGGTATTGTTGCATCTGGTGTTTGTGTTTCTGGTAAAGGTGGTGTTTCATTATTAACAGGTGCTTCTTCTGTAATGACAAGATTCTCAGGTGTGTAGTCAAGAGGAATAAAACTAGGAAATGGAAAATCACACGTTGTATATACACCATTAGGATCTTCTAATAGTAAATTACGATTACCAGTATTTTTTATATCACGATGTTGATAAGTACAACCAGGAACATCAATATCTGGTGGCTTTGCAATATTTATATAATGTTGGCTATATGGTTCTGGTATATCAGGTATATATATTTCTCGAATATGTATCTCAGGTATTTCCATTAAAAAGGCAAAGACTTACCAGTAACAGATGGTAACTTTTTATTAATCTGTCCTGGTAATATTTTTTGTACTTCTTGCATTACCTCATTCATAACTTTGGTTTTAAACTGTGGCGAAGAAAAGTATCTGTATGCAAAGTAACCACCTCCAGCCATTGACGCAGATAACAAGAATGAGAGAATAGATAATGCTTGTGTTATTTTTGTAAACATGATTAAATTTGCGATACTGAAAGCACTATCTTTTTCAAGTGTGCTT